AGTGCTTGAGCAAGTTCTTTACCAACGTCATAAGTTTCAAACTTTCCATTTCTGATAACTCCTACTTGTGTTTCTGTTGGTTGTAAATATTCTTTTCTAAATACTTTAAAATTTTCTATAGCTTTATCAGATATAAAGTTTGATGATGTATTATCTAATATTTGTTCAAGTTCTTTTCTTTCTATTTTAATTTGTCTTGTTCTTGCACTTTTTTTAATATCAGGAAATGATTTTTGATTCTTTGCAACAAAGTCAAAAAACTCAATTAAAGCAGCATTTCGTTCTGCTAATTTTATAAGATGAAAAGTGTTACTGTACATAGTTTCAATAGGATCAATAATATCAAGTTGTGATCCTTTAATTTTTTTTAAAGGATTTACTACATTTTTTGTATAACCAACTTCTCCTGGTTTAGAATCTTTTATTCTTGAAAAAGTAACATAGTTTTTATTTGCCTCAACTATTGCATTAAATGCCTCTTGAGTAATCAAACCTTTATCTTTAACATAAGTTAAAACTCTTAAATTATAACCATCAAATTCTTTAGATGCTGTTTCATATTTTTTTATTAATTCTTTATTAGCTACAACTTCACGAGCAGCTTTAATATCAAAACCATGATCAATACCTCTATCTTGTAGTTCTACTATTCTTTTTGCAACTTTATAAGTATTAAATTCTATATATGATTTTTTATCTTTAGCTATTGGTTTTAATACCTCTTTAAAAGATTTACCATTTTGTTTTAAGTTTTTATTTAAAGTTCCTACTTCTATAAAGTGTCCTGCTCTATGTTCCATTCCAACTAAAGTTCTAAATCTTTCATAAACACTTAATTTTCCAGTTCTGTTTTTTGTTTTATCTACCTCTTTAACCATTCTGTACACAGGATGTAATCTATCTATAAAACCTTGAGTTAATTTATTCGCTTTACCAGGCTCAGTAATCTCTTCTTTTGCAAATCTAATTTTATTTAAAATAGTATTTTCTGCTTCTGTTTCTAATTTTATATCTTTTTTAAAAGCATCTTCTTTTACCACTTTTGTTTCAGGCTTTTTATAAGCTCTAGGTATTGCAATATTTTTACTTGATAAATCTTCGACTACTGTTTTGTCAGCAATATAATCTGTTGCAATATCAATGGCATTGTTATTTGTTTTTTTAATTGTATTTATAACTTTTGCACCTCCTGATTCAGCTAATCCAAATGCGGCAAATAAAATTGTAGAATCAATTAATTGATCTTTACTAGGTAATTCTTGTTCTATGATTGCACCTGATCCTTCAAATCCAGCAACTCTTAATAATAGTTTTGATAAAAAGTTTTTTCCATAACCACCTAAACCTACAGCAGAACCTAATTGTATCGCTTCTTTTCCACCAGCTTTAACTCCTTCTTTTGTATAAATATCCCAAAACTCTGACCAACTATGAACTTGACCGCTTTGTAACATATTTAAATAAGTCTCTCTAATTGATCCTGCAAAAAAACCAGTACCTGCCGCAGTTCCTGTTTTACCTGCTCGACCAAAAGTTAAAAGGTTTGTCAACAAAGCACCTGTTAGATAAACAGGTAAATCTTTTGTAATAACTGCAAGATTTTGTATGTTTCTTTCTATGATACCTGTATCTTCAAAAGGCTCTGCAACGTAACCTTCAGGTAAACCTGTACCATCATTACCAGGAAGTTGATGATAGTTTTGAACAAGATCAATAATACCCATATTAAAACCTCTGTTCCAATATTTTTCAAATTCAAAAGTTTCACCTACCAATTTTTCTTTTAAAGAAATATTTTCAGGTTCATTCTTTTCTACTTCTAATAATTTTTCGTATGTTGATTTTTTTTCTTCTTTACCTAAAGTTATAATGTTATCCCATATTTTTTTTATTGGTCCTTTTTCAATAGGCTGATAACCAAACTCTTTAAGTATTTCTTCTGTCTCATAACCACCCTGCTCTAATTGAAATATCTTTTCTTGTTTCCAGTTTTCTATTTCTTTATTTGAAAAACCACCTTTTATTAACGCTTCATTTTGCTCAGCAAGACTAGTCATTATAATTTACCTATTCTTTTCAAATAATCTGTAGCTGATTCATTAGGTAATTTTTTTGCATCTCTTTCTTGAACAAAACCTTTATTCTTTTTAATTTGATCGACAATTTCTTTAAATAAAAGATTAGCATTAGGCATAAAGTTTAAAACATCTTTACCTATAAATTCTTTTTTAGTTGGGTCTGTTAAGGTTTTGGCAGGTATGCCTTTTTTAATTCCATCAACATATCTTGCATACATTGTGTATTTGAAATTATTAAGTCTATCATCTAAACCTGGATCAATATTTTTTAATACAGGACTACCTTGAACTGGCATTTTATAAAAATCAATAAAGTTAAAAAAAGTTTTCATGTCTGAATACGTGTTAGGATTTTTATTTTGATCATCAATCATCGTGCTTAAAAATACTAAATCTTTCATATTAACTCCTGACTCATATCTTTCCACGATTGATTTTGGTTCAGTCTCACCAGGTAAACTAAATTTATCAGTAACTTGATTGATTTGATCAGTTATAATTAAATCTATAATATCACTATTAGTATCAAAACTTGATAAAGTTTTACCCTCTGTTGATATAACTTTTGAATTTAAAGTTTTAAATTGTTCTATAATATCAGGTGTATTATTAAATAATGTTTCTATATTTCTGTCATACGTACCATTTTCTTTTTGTAATTTTAAAATTGATTCTTTAGCTTCGTTAGCTGTTTGATTCTTAATAATTTGTTGATTAGAAAGTATTTGAAACTGCATATCACTTCTTAATGATCTTGCTTTTTTATTTGCATACTCTTTAAATTTTGTTTTTTCAGCAATTGATAAAGAGTTGTAAAGACTGACTAATTCTTTATTACCGCCAAATGTGCCTTTAGTTATTTCATCATAAGCTATTGTTAAAAGAGATGGATCGGCATCAGGTGGTAAATTTAAAGAACCTGTAAGAACTTGATATTTACTTTCTAATATATTTCCTTCTGCTACTGCTAAAAGTTTAGTTTTTTCTTCTATGCCTAGTATATCAAAATCACCTTTTTCAAGAGCTTTTTTAAATGCAAAAGGTTGGTTTTTAGACATACCTTCTGCAAGATTAGTAACACCAAATTTTTGATAGGCTTCAATTAATATTTTCTTTTGACCTTGATCGTAATTAGTATTAGCGTTTATTTTTTCTGCTACTTTGTTATTATAAATATCTAAATATACTGGTCCAACTTCTTTCAATGTTATAGCTTCTTTAGAAATATAATCTTCATCTACATCTTTTGATAATTTAATTTGTTCTTCTCTTGATCCTTGAAGAGCTTTTGTTTTTAAAATTCCAGCAGTTGAATAATATTTTTTTTCTATAGCTTTTTTTGTAAAATTATCTAAGCCTTGAAACTTATTATTTTTAAAATAATTATATAAACTATTTACTTCTTGATCGTGTATGGAAGCAGCATCTGTTGGATTTCCGTTTTTTTTAGTTTCACTTTGAATAGTAAACAAACCTTTTTGTATAGTGTTTCCATTGTCATCTTTTTGATCAATGTACATATCAGATAATATTTTATATGCTTTATTATCAGCTTCTAATTTTTTTTCTTTTATGTATTCTTTTGTTAAAAAATCTGTAACAGGTTTGGTTGCTCTAAAAATATTTTCAGTTGGAGATATATTAGGAACATTACCAATACTACCAGTCTCTGTTGTTATTCTTCCTTGAGATATATATTTGGGTATTTTTATAGCCATATTATCCTCGCATTAATAACAAACTTGTTCCAGCATCACTGGCTATTCTAATTTGTTCTATTCTTGATCTTTGTTTTGCAATAGTTCCTTCAATCCTAGAAAAAGCTGCACTCTCAAAGGCTTGAGCTTTACCTATTTCAGCATTGTAACGTATCTTATCTTTTTCAATTTCTGCTTCAAAAAGATTAGATAATTTAATTAGTTGAGAAGAACCTGATCCTTCTACTACTCCTGACTTGTTAGTATTAACAACTGTTGTTCCTTCTAACTCTCTAAATTTTTTATCAAATGTTGAAAGGTCTAATGTTAATTGATTTTCTATAGCTTCAGCTTTTTGTTCTTCTATTTTAGCTTTTCTATCAAGAGCAGATTGTGTATATTTTCCAATAGAACCTGCTTGTTGTATACCTGCTACTGCTGATGCTCCTACTACTACTGGTGCTAACCAACTCATTTAAAAATCCTCGCATATCTGAAGTGATCTGAACCATCAAAACCATAATGTTTCATCAACCCTTCGTTTTGTAAACCAAGTCAGCTCTTACAGCTGTTTGTACTCTTTTTATATTATTTTCTCTAGCTAGTCTTGCAAAATTTTTTTTAATAGCTCTTGCTATAACTAATGGATGATCCCAAACTTTACTTGTTGCTAAGACCCAACCCTCTGCTACACCATTCCATATAATCTTCATACCCGCAGAAGCAATAGGTTCATTGTTTATAATACACGTATAAGCTAATCCGTCTTGTTCTAGTTCCATCGCATCGCCATCAAACTTAGCATCTTGATCCATCAAGACGTGGTTCATTTGATTTGCAAGGATGATCTTACCATGTTTAGAAATATAAGGAACTATCTGTAATAAATTTTTAGTCATTCGTTTGTAGCTCTGGGTATAATGATAATATTGTTAAAGGTAAAGGCTGTGTTTGTCTAACAAAAATAAATCCATCAGTGTCGTAGTTGCCTCTAAATTCTACAGCTTTATCCCCAGTAAATGCAGGTATACCTTCATCCATAGGATCAGATGATGTTCTGAATGGTATTCGTTCCATATTATCTAAAGACTCTCCAACCTCAACACCAATAGATTCAAACAATCTAATTGTAATTTCATATATTCTTTTAGTCTTACCTTGTGATGTACCATTCTGTGAACCAGCATCCAATCTCATCGTTTGTAATATTGATTTGTAAGCTAGACCAACTTTAACATCAGTTGCTGAACGATCTAACGTAATCGAACCACTTGATACTGTTTTGTCAGGGTGCGTTGCACCATTAGCTAATATACCAACTGTTTGTCCTTCAAGATGATCTAAACCTGAAATCGTTGTAACTGCAGAACCACTATAAGCTAAAGCACTATCTAAAAAATTAAATGTAGTATTATCTGTTTCTGTAAAATCAAAGTTATTAATAAATTCTACAAACCTTCTTGTAGCACCATTAATTGTTCTTTTAATAATAACCCACGTTTGATATTCAGAATCATCTGTAGGTATAACTGAAACACTTTCACATACTGCTTTGCCTTCATCAGTTTTTGCTAATCGAGTAGCATCGTCTAAAGATTTAATTGTTAAAAATCCTGTGGACAATGGAGATGTTTCTGTAATCGTAACAACATTACTAGCAACTGTTGCTGTGAAATCAGAGTCAGCATTTATTAATGTTTGTAGGTTGGTTGCTGTTTGATTATTACTAG